ATGGTGCTTTTTTTCAAGTATCTATGTTAGGTGGAGAATAATGAAGAACATGAAGAACCCTGCAATCCTTGCTGCTGGAGCATTCTTAGCTGCATGGGCATCAAGCAACTTTGACCTTGACTATCGCGCAATCCTTTGGGCTGTTCTGTCAGGGGTATTCGGATACGCGAGCCCTAAAAAGTGAGCCAGACAGATTTCTTCCAGCTCTACATCGCCACGCTAGTCACACTTGGTGGCTTGTCAGGCTTTGTCATTACTCATTTACTAGCAGAGATTAAGCGACTCCATGCGCGTGTCGATGAGATCTACAACATACTTCTAGAGCGATAATTTAATCATGGCAAGAAAAAAGGTTATAGACCTAGACACTTATAGTGCACTTGATGCCTGGGCTATTGGGTTGCAGGAAATGTATAGAGCTTTGCGTAGAGCTGGCTTTGATGTTGAATTGTCTTTAGCCATTATCGTAGAGCCTAACTCATACCCTAGGTGGATCTTGCCAGATCCAGTCGAGCCAGAAAGGTTTGGCGATTACGAAGATGAGGATGACGATTAAGCGAATTGTCGTAGTCTCGGATTTGCAAGTTCCGTACCATGACAGGGTTGCAACCCGTAACCTTGCTAGTTTCATCAAGAAGTTTAAGCCCGATCAAGTTGTCACTATTGGTGATGAAATTGACCTACCACAGATAAGCAAGTGGGAAGAAGGTCGCATGGGCAGTTATGCCCAGACCCTAGATGATGACCGTAATGAAGCTGTGCAGCTTCTCTGGGATTTAGGCGTTACAGATTGCATTCGTAGCAATCACACAGATCGTCTCTATAACATCATCATGGCTAAAGTGCCAGCGTTCGGGGCTTTGCCAGAGCTGCGCTTTGAGAAGTTTATGAAGTTTGATGAGCTAGGCATTACCTTCCATAAGAATCCTATGGCTATTGCGCCTAACTGGATCGCAGTCCATGGAGACCACACACCAATCAAGCCACAAGGGGGCTTATCAGCCCTAGAAGCGGCGCGTAGGCATGGAAAGAATGTCATCTCAGGTCATACCCACAGAGCAGGGCGTTCGGCCTTCTCAGAGGCTTCTGGAGGCCGTATAGGGCGTGTTCTGCATGGTGTCGAAGTAGGCAATCTTATGGATTTTAAGCAGGCTGCGTACACCAAGGGTGTTGCTAACTGGCAACAGGCATTTGCAATTATCTATGTGAACAAGGCTAAGGTTCAGGTCGATCTTATAAACATTGAGAAGGACGGCACATTTATCGTGGCCGGAAAGTCCTACGGTAGACCTAGATAATCGTTATCATTTCGTTATGTAAATGTGCTTGATTAGTCGGACAGTTATGTCACACTAATTCAGTAGCCAATCAAGGGCATTGGCACAGATAGGTACGGAAATGGCAAACACAGACAAGCTATTACTTATCTGCATTATTGGCATGATTATAGGCTTTATCATAGTCATCATTGATGTGCAGAAAACAGCTTATAAAAAGGGCGTACGCGATGGATATCACCGAGGTCGCAGCATCAAGGGGCAGGAATGAAAGCCAATGAAATCTTACTCACAGCCACAGACACGATCCGTGACCGTGGGCTATCATACGGTCACCCTGCGGATAACTTGCAACACACCGCAATGCTGCTATCAGCATACTTACAAACACCAATACACGACTATCAGGTGGCAGGGATCATGGTCTTGGTTAAACTTGCAAGGACTAATCAATCAGCCCAGCACATCGACAACTGGGTCGATCTATGCAGCTATGGAGCACTAGCTGGACAACTCGCCACAGAGGAGAATGATCTATATGTTTAATTTAGCCGATTACGAGCCAGTAGAGGTGAGACTTGAAAAGTTTATTAAGGATTATCCAGCGTTCCGCATTTCAACTGAGTTGGAAGTTGTCGAGGCTACTCGATATATTGTTAAGGCGTATCTATTTAAGAATGCTGAAGATGGCGTTGCATGGGCAACAGGATACGCTGAGGAAACGGTTACTAGCCGAGGCGTTAATCAGACTTCAGCATTGGAGAATTGTGAGACTTCAGCGATCGGCAGAGCACTTGCAAATGCAGGTTATGCGCCTAAAGGAAAGAGACCAAGCCGAGAGGAAATGAGCAAGGTAGTAGCTGCTAAGCCAGTTAAGCCGCCTGTTCAAGAAGTCAAGGCAGATGATCAGGATTACTGGACAACTCCGGTGAATGAATATAACAAGGTAGTCGATGCGCCTGTCACACTTGACAAAGCAATGGAAACAGTTACGGCAATTATGGGCACACCAGAAGCAGTAGAAGCTCCATCATGCGAGCATGGACACATGCAATGGCGTGAAGGTGAGAAGAATGGCAAAGCATGGGGTGGGTACTTCTGTAATAGTGCAGTATCCACAGCTCACCGATGCCCTACCAAGTGGTACAACCTTGGATCGGACGGAAAATTCGCACCACAGAAGGCGAGAGTGTAATGGGCAACATCGGAATTAAGATCAATGGTGAGTGGGTTGATCTCATGTCAGCCTTCGTGCCGTGTCAGCTATGCAATGAGCCAGTTGCAATTAGAGATTTAGAGGACATATCATCCGACTCAGTCAATGGCATAGTCACATGGCAATGTGCTAAGTGTAAAGCTGTTAATGGCTAGTCAAGCAAGAAAGCACAGAGGTTTCCGCACAGAGCGTGTTGTCGCACAGTACCTATCGACTGTCTGGCAGGGCGCATGTGTGGGAAGGGGTAGTGGCAAGGATATTGTCAATGTGCCGTTCGATGTTGAAGTCAAAGCCCGCGCTGGATTTCAACCGCTTGCGTACCTGAAACAATTAAAAGCTCGGACAGCCATTTCGGGGGAATTAGGCTTCGGAGTTATTAGGCTCAACGGACAAGGTGAAGATGCGCGTGAATATGCCGCCATCATCCGTCTAGAGGATCTATTGCCACTACTCATACTAAAGTACGGTCATCTCGATACCGAACCCACAGAGGCAGACATTGACCGCTGCGAAGCTTGTGGGTCTTACATGATAAGGAAGTGTTTAACATGCCATCCTACGACTATAGATGTCTTAAATGTAATCTCACGAATGAGATCACCCATGGATGGCACGATCGACCAGTAATACCATGCACATACTGCAATGAACCTATGAATAAAGTTATAGCAGCAAATCCAATTCACTTTAAGGGCAAAGGATGGGGCAAAGATGCTTGAAAAGATTAAGAATGACGAATGCTACACACCACAGTGGGTATTTGATGCAATGGGAGTTCGGTTTGATTTAGATGTAGCATCATCCAATAGTGAAATGATAGTTGTTCCTGCTGACAGGAAATACACAGTTGAGGACGATGGTTTAGCTCTTCCTTGGGAAGGCCGTGTCTGGATGAATCCACCATTCTCCAAGATTACGCCATGGATTAACAAATGGCTTGAACACGCAAATGGCATCTGTTTAGTCCCTCTTAGCTCTAATGGGAGATGGGTCAATCAACTATGGGAATCAGATGCACATGCTGCTTATCTACCTGCGAACATGGCGTTCATGACCAGATCAGGTGAATTGATTAAACATAGATGGCGTTGCTCTATGTGGGCTATTGGCGATGAAAATGTTGAAGCTCTCAAAGGAATTGGCCGGACGCGTTACTAATAGTTATCCACAGAAGTTATCCACAGGGGGTATAAAAGTGATGACACGCCCAAGATTTACGCTGTTGCTTGACAGTATCAGTACCATGACTAGGCAGAGCCCTTCAGGGGCTCAACCCGCGCCGCTGAAGCGGATAGCGCGGGGGGTGCTGGCATGTATTGGGATAGCTCTATGCTTTATGCCTGAAGCAGGTGGCTCGAAACCAATGCAATACGTAACGTATAAAGAATTTGCTTATCATCAATTAGGTTATAACTTAAAGCAATATAAATGCTTAGCAATACTCTATGGTAAAGAGAGTGCATGGAATCCATTAGCTCGTAATGGTAGTCATTATGGAATACCACAAGGTAGAAGCCAATGGCTTAAAGACCAAGATGGCTATACACAGATACAATGGGGACTAGACTACATAGGTCATAGATATGGCGAACCATGTATTGCATTAGATCATTGGAAGGCTAAGGGATGGCACTAGATAAACTCAATAGCAGGCGATACCGAGAGCAGCGCGAACGCGTGTTCATGCGTGATGGTAGAGCTTGTCAGTTGTGTGGCACAGATGAGGGTGAGATGCACATCGATCACATCATCCCACGCAAAGCCGGTGGTGATCATTCCCTAGATAATTTAAGAGTGTTGTGTAAGTCATGCAACCTACGCAAGGGTGCGCTCAATGAGGGTGTTTTTTTAGCACGGACGGCTACCCCCCCTG